TGATATTCATAATAACGACGAAGATCGTTTTCTTGCTTATCAATGGGAACGTATGCAAGAGTTAGTTATTAAACAAAGCCGTGATGCATACGAATGGGCAATCGAAAAAGGCATTGCTAAAGAGCAAGCCCGTGCTGTACTACCAGAAGGGCTTATTGAAAGTCGTTTATATATGAATGGCACACTACGTAGCTGGATTCATTTTATCGAACTACGTAGTTCAAACGGTACACAAAAAGAGCATCAGGAAGTTGCAATTGCTTGTGCAAAAGTCATTGCTAGTATCTTCCCAATGACTACAGATCTCATTTAAAAGTCTCGGGTGGAAACAGTTCGATATGCACTTTGAACTGTTCTGCTAACCAATCATAATCATTAATCTGCGATAACATATCAGGTGAATCTTTATATGTTTCGCCGAACCACTTTCCTGCACTTGCACCGCCTTTAGAATATTCTCCGAATTTCATATCTCCGCCTACAGTTAACCAAGTAGTTAATCGACTTTCTGTATCAGTATCCACTTGCCCGGGTATTATTTTACTGCTTAACTTTACACATTCTCTAAAAGCAGTACGCCATGTGCTTAATGGATCTACATTAAAATCATTTATATTACTTGTTTCATTCATTAATTTAAAACGACTACTTATACTAGTGGTCATATCAGGATTAGAAATATCCATATCCAATACCAATTGAGTAGGTAGTAATTTAATTCCGCCATGGCCGTATTCTAACATATTAATAGGGTTAATACTGCGCCATACGTGAACAATATCCTCTTCGCTTGGATCTAATTTTAAATTAAACTTAAATCTCGGCAATATTTTTGCATCAGCATCGACTGCATAAAACATGTTAGTAGTGACTTTTTTGGCAGCTTCAATATGTGCGGCGTGTATACCTTTGACTCCATGTACACGATATATTTTATTTGGGCCATTAAAACTCGTCACAAATTCAAAATATCTATTATTAGCTATTTTTTCATCAAAAGAAATAAACACAATATCATACATTTGATTTGATCCTTCTCGGTGCATTAGTATAAACAGTTTTATGAAATCTGCTTCCCGCTGGATCTAAATTAGCAATTTCTAAATTACATTTTTGCATAAGATCCTTACCTAATTGATTAATTAAAGTAGTTGCACCTTCTGGTGTTAACCATTCATGTTGATCTTTCCATCTTTCAGCTAGATAGTCAAAATCTCTAACATTACTGTAATCCCAATCAGTACAATTAGTTAAATATGCACCTTCCCTTGCACCTAAAATGCTCCACATACCGTGTTCGACATCAGCTCCTACACTACACCAAATAAGAAGTCTGTTGTAATTTTGCCAATGTATTTGTTTAAGATCAGAAACTTTGGCACCCTGATCTAATGACATTTTTACGCCTTCGCGAAATCCTGCTCTCCACGCTTGTTCAGGTGTAGCATTAGTAAAACTTTCACTGTAGTTTTCTGTAAACTGATAATACAAGTCATCAAAACAAAATTCAACTAAACCCTTAGTATTATTAGGATCTGAATTTTCATGTGTTTTCATATTATTAACAAATTCTGGAGTCCACATTTTAAGGCCGCCATTACCGTACATCAATCCGTTAACATGTACTTTTCCGCACCAACTAAACACATGTTTAGATGTTAATCCTAATTTATCTAAATCAATTTCTACTTCTAAAAAACGCGGATCGATAATGTTATCACCATCCACAGTAACAAAGTATTCTGTTTCACATTGTGCGGCGCAGGCTTTGTGTGCGGCATCACTACCTTTAACTCCATGCACACGTTTTGCCCACGGCACTTTAGTTAATAAGTCTGCATAATTTTTTTCAGCATTAGATTCGTTATAGCTGAGAAAAATTATATCTTGTTCAATTACTTTTATCATTTGTCACCTTATTAAATTATATGCTAAATCTGAATTAGTTAGCAAAGAAAGATTATCTTGTTCCTCGATGTTACTTTCAAACGGAATAATAATTTTATCCAATATTAAATCTTTGAATGGTAAATTAAAAGTTCTAATTATATAATCTCTGTTATCTTTTAATGTAAGATATAATTGTACAGAATCTCCGATAATTTTTTTATCATAATAATTTTGTCTTGCATGATCGTTTAATAAAAAAGTCCACTCATGTGTATAATAAACTTCTATATCGGCAAGTTTATTCGAAGAAATCTCTTTTAATTTTTTATTTTTTAATTTAGGTTTTTTGACATTAATACAAATTAATTGGTCGTTTTCAACCTTAAAGTCTAAAATCTTACTAATTCCTAATGTAAAGTTTTCATATTCAGTATAAGTAATTTCTATGGAATGTGTATGTTCTTTTAATTTTTCATTAGAAATAGAAACAATATTGCCAGTGTCTGCATTATAATGAGCATAAAACTTAGGCGCCCATACCGGTGGTGGAGGTGGAAAAAATTCTTCTTCATCCATTTATCAACTCCTCCATTTTTAATAATATCGATTCTGTTAGAAAATCTTTTTCTACATAATGAAATACTTTAGTTTGTTTAATGTTGTTTATTAGTAATTTACCTTTAGAATTAAAATCAATAAAAACATCATTAGACCATTTTTCTGGAGAAACATTCCAACCTTGTATTGGAGATTTCATATGTATAAATTCCATTGGGTTATTAATATCCAAAACTTGTTCATGTGCTCCTGTAATTTCAATTGTTATAGCAGTTGCTAAATCCATACTAGACCAATTCTGATACTTTTCTGGAGCAAATATAGACCAACATTTTTCCCAATTGTTACAAACAAACTCTAATACTTTATAAAAGTCTTGTGCAAATTCAGATTTTTTAAAATAATGCAATGCATAGTATGGGTTAGATAATTTATTAGTGATAAATGTTTGTCGATGTACTGTATCTTTAATTATGTATTCCAATTTATAATTTAGTATTTTATCACAAAAAACAACATCTTTACTATTACAATAGTTCCACCAATTTGATAAATCTTCTAATATTAACATATCACTATCTAAAACAATAGTTTCATAGTAAGGTGTTGCATTATATAATTGATATCTATGCTCAGTTTTTAATTCACTATTTACTTCTGCATTAAAAAATGGAATTGGAATTATTTGATCAAATACATGTTTGTAAGTGTCTGGCACTACATCGTTAGTAACAATTGAAATGTTTTTAATATCAACTTGAGTATATTTTATACTTAATGCCAAGGCATAGGCTTGTTGAATATAATCAACAGTATCCGAATTTTGTGCAAAAACTAAGAATCCTTTAGACACCCGAACCTCCGTCGATATATCGGCTAAGACTAGATTTATTCATAACATGAACATCTATACCTGTAGTTTTTATTAGTGTATATTCTCCTAAATATTTTTCTTTTTCTATTAGGAATTTCATTTTATTATCAGTTGCTTCAACTAAAATGTCTTTATCTAATATATAAGACATTTTACCTGGAAGTTCCGTAGCAAAATCTCCAGCAGTATTTCCATTCATTATATGTATTGCAATGCTAAATGCGATATCATTTCGATATGTATCAAGATTTATACTATACAATGATCTAAAATAACTCCAATTAATTTTGATATGATCTAATAGATTAAAAAAACTTTCTACTACATTATTCTTTTTAAACACAAATACAGTTGCCCAATAAAAAGGAATACTATATTGATTAATTCTCATAAATTCTCTGTTGTCTCTCCAGCCCGCCAAATCTATACTGTTTTGATATATTTGAAAATCATAATCTCTAGTTAGCGCCATACTTAAAATATCGGAATTTAAAATATAATCACTGTCAATAACAAGGGTCGTATCGTAAGGAGTTAATTTATATACATTGGTACGAGATTCATTTTTCCATTCTAGATTCTTGTTAAAAATTGAACCATCATAAAACTTTTTTAATTGAGTAGTATCCGAAAAATGATCGATGATTTGATCAAAAGGATGATCAGGATTGCTAGTTTCAAGCCATCCTTTACTATCAGTTATGATAGAAACAGGAATATTTAAATATTGTTTAATACGTTTAGCCGCAAATACAGCCAGCTTTACATAATCAATTCCTGAATTGTTTTGTGCAAAAATTATTGCTCCAGTTGTCATAATTCTACTATATCAATAATTTTTCTTTTATTTTTTATATTAGCGTATTTTTCAAAATATTCTGCGGAAGCAGTATCATATATTGATATAATATCATTTAAAAACTTTGCAGTATTATCAATTTTAACAGGAAGATTATTTGAATCAATTAAAATTAAATCATCTGATTTTTCTAACATTGTTTTTACAAAACTGATTAATGCGGGAGTAATTTTAAATGTGGCACCGGCAACATAATAAATTAATTTTTGATTATATTCTTCTAATATTATACGACGCTGATTAGATAGCGTTGCCATAAAATTGGCTGTGGCAAAGGCTTTTTCGATTCTTTCATCCATAGATAATCTCCGTAATGTATATAATACACTACTTTAATTATCTTGTTAAGGGATTAAGAGATTAAGGTCCTGAACTAGTTACTGAAGGAATGTAACTTAAACCTGCTGAATTTGAGCTACTTACTGATACATTTGGCCCCGAAGCATAAGTACCTTGAACAGTACTAGCTAATGTGCCTTCAACTGGTTCATAAATGTAGCCGCCAGGGCCTGCTGAAAGATCTTCAAACTTAATTTGGAATGTAATAATGTTTGGATTAGAATTTGCATTAACGTTAGCAAATATTTGATATTGATTACCTGAATAAGAACTAGCTGTTTTTGTAAAAATTACTTGAGGGCTAGTAGTAAGTTGATAAAATCCAACACTAAGTGCAGGTGATCCAGTAGGATTAGACCCAGGTGAAGGATAAGTTGCCGATCCTGCAACTTGCGAAGTACTATTGTAATTCATCGAAATAGTTCCCATTGCCGCAAGTAATCTAGACCAATCTGTATCTAAAGCTGTACTGTTATCACTACCTGAAAATCCAGTTAATGATGCAAGAAATTGAATAGTACCGCCTGAATTAAAATAATATCTTGCATAATTAGAATTAGCAAAACTAAGTGTCACATTGTGAATAATTGTAGTATTACTCCAAGGTGTATATCTAGTAGATACATTATAAGGATATACTGTTGATTGCCCCGATGGAGCAATTGTCAAAGCAGATGTATGTATTGTAGTAGCATAGTTAAAGTAAGCCAATCTAATAGCTTCTGTCACTAGTGAACTAGTTGTTACTGTTGGTATATTTCCACTTTCATTTTGGTTTGTTTGATGTTGTCGGGCCGCTATCATATCATTATACAATGCGTTCCAACCTGCGGCTGTAATTTTATCGCCAACAGAAACTTGTGCGCTTGTCACGGTTTGACCGTATCCATAAGTACCAGATCCTGTACCTAATACATTGCCAATAAGTGATTGAATCGCGTTAAAGTCACTAGCAGTAATCCGCGTACCTTGTCCAGCCATTTTTTATCCTTTACTTCTTAAAGTATTATACATTCTACTAGTGCAACATCAGTATTATCGCAATCTTCTAAAGCAATGGCAAAAATAGGGTTACCGTTACCTGGTGCATTATTGTCTGATTGTCCCCATCCGGCACCGTACGGTACAATCCTATCACCTTTAGTACATCCGCCAAAGATTTTAACTGGTACACGACCTTTTAGTGCAACATAAACACCGCCTACTAACTCGCTGTTCATCATGTATGCTGGTTGAGTACTTATAACACCAACAGCCATATCATTTGCACCACAAGCTCTTACTTCTTTGTCGCCGCCAACTGCCATTACTGTTCCTGGCTCATAGACTGCATCGGGCAAATATTTTTCTGCCAAGTCAGCGTAATAACTTGTTGTACTTGCACCGTTAAATATTGTAGCATTTAAATTACCATTACTATCTCTAACTGCAATTGTATTAGGTGTAGCAGTAGCACTTGGTGTAGTAGTGGTACTATTATATAATAATCCTGATGCTGTTGTAGCATTACCATTAAATGTAGTAGCCCAAACATTCGCCCATTGATAATTTGAATTACCTAAATTACTAGTTGTAGTAACTCCTGGTAAAACATCTGATCCTACTAACTGTAATGGAGTAACTAACGAAGATCCAACTGTTGTCTGGAAAACAATAGTATTATTACTTTCATTTTGTATAGTTGGAGTAGTTGCATTATTGTTAAACACTCTCAGACGAGCAACAGGATTACCAACTGTATATCCAACGTCAGCAAAATTAACAACTGTACTAAATGATGCACTTCCTGCTGTGATATAATTGCTTGCAGGAAAACCGCCTAATTGATCAGCGTTAGATGCTGTACCATAAAATCTATGTGCAGTTTGTGTAACTCCAGGCTGACTATTATTATTAGTATAACATAATGTCACACCTTGCTGTATTGTAGTAAATCCAGTAATTGGATTTATCGTGTTATTCAATACGAAAGGACTATCCGCGCTAATTATAAAAATTACATTACCGTTATCGATAGCTTCAATAATAGTATGGCTAGATCCGTTTGTATCTTTAACACTAGTACTTAACATTTCTGTAGTACCAGAACCTGCAACTGCCTGTGGACCAACTAGTACATAAGAACTACCTGTCCATGCAAATAACTGATTTGTACTAGTATCAAACCAGAAATCGCCTTGTGTTAACCCAGTAGGAGCAGTAGTACCGATTTCAGCACCACCTGTAGTACGGAATTGGGTGCCGTCCCAGAATTTTAACTTACTTGTACCGCTATCAAACCATATTTGCCCGGTTAAAGGACTTGAAGGAGATGTGGAATTTGCAAAGTTTTCTAACAAATAAACAAAATTCTCATTTTGAATTTGTCCATATCCTGCATAATTTTTACCGACCAACGTTAAATCAGTGGTAGTATTAACGGTTCCGTCCGCAACTGTTACTAGCGAGGATCCATTATAGTGATTAATTGTATATGCCATTGCTCCTGTTTCCTTATTCTTGAGTATTTATCATTATTTTGGCTCTTTACCAGGTGCTTAAACCAGCACGTTTCCAGGTATTTGTTGCCACGCATACATAAACATATCCCGAATCCCATGCAATTTGACCAGTAACTCCTGGGCTAGATGATGATGCCGGTGCTGAACTAGATATTCTAAAAGTACCGTTTACATCTAAAGTAGCTTGAGGTATACTATTAAAAATTCCTACTGTATTACCACTAGCGTTAATAAAAAATGCAGAAGAAAGAGTTGATCCTGCTAATGTACTAATTACAAAATTCTGGTTTGCTGTGTTTGAAGATATTTGAAAAATGTTAGAACTAACATTTATTTCATTATTACTATTAGGTCCAAGAATTAATGGTGAATTATTTGTAATTGTTAGCTGGCCATCTATGGAAGAATTACCGCTAGTTGTTACGAAATCTTCTACAACGTATGTAGTTACACCGTCGGCTGCTAATAATTGACTAGCAGTTAATACTGGAGCATCAAAAATTAGTCCTTGAATGTTACTAGCATTAAATCCAACTGAAATATTGCCTGTAAATCCGCTGATAGCTGATCCTGGGGTGAACGAAGTATCACTGAAAATTCCTAATAATGTTCCTCCCACATATAGATAAACAATTGTGCGAGATATACTATTCGAATCAAGAATAGATTCAACTTGAAATCCATTTAAGCCTTGGCTTTTTGTATATATCGGGCCTGCTAATACATTAGAAATGCCATCATTAAAATATAATTGTGCATTTACACTATCGATCCAAAAATCACCAGTAGTTATATTGCTAGGCACTGTTGAAGATACTTGCGCTCCTCCGATATTTGCAAAACTAGATCCGTTATAAACTTTTAAAACATTTTGAGTTGTGTCGTACCACACTTGCCCGGTTAACGGATTCGGTGGTTGAGATGTATTTGCAAAGTTTTCTAATAGATATACAAAATTATCATTGAGATATAATCCATAACTAGTAGAATTTTTTCCTATAAGTGTTAAATCCGTTGTAGTTTGATCAACTTGACCATCAACAATTTGAGTTAATAGTGTACCGTCAGTTAAGTTTATTGTATAGCTCATTATATAACACCAGTGAAAATTATGTAATTTATAGTTAAGAAAGGATTCATTATTGTAACTGGTAACGATGCCGCTGGAGCCGGAACACTAACACTACCACTATCGGATAAACCATAACCTTGGCCTGTTTGGCTCGATGTAGCTAATCCGAGCCCTGGAGTAATATTAGTAAGTTGACTTTCAGCAGTTCCTGGAACCCAGCCTGGAGTTCCTACAGCATAAAATTGTTGATATCCATCGCTAAGACTATGTTTATGGTCTGGTAAATTCGATGCCGATAACGTAATATTTTGACTTCCGTCTCCGGCACCTACTGTATCTGCTGTAACTGTAGATACACGATTTGCAGATCCACCGCCTGCAGAAATTAAAGTAGTAGACGAAGAAGCTGAAGGTACAGTTAATCCGTTATTCATGTTATCTGCACCTAGCGCAAATCTTCCACGTAAATCAGGTAACGCAAATGTACTTAATCCATTTAATAAAGCAGATGCTTTATAAGTATACTGTAATACTGCAAATAACGCAGGATACTTACTAATCTGTACTTCACTACCATCGCATAACAAATATCCAGTTGGTAAATTAGTAGCAAGACCTGCATATGGAAATATAGAGCCTACTGGAACTGTTGCAGTATGATTAAACAAAACTTGTTTAGACATACTTACTAGCTGATTCGAGCTTGCTTGATATACCAACAATTGATCGTTTAGTGAAGAATCTATTGCTACTGTTTTTTGAGTAATGATACTTGAACTAATAGAAGTATTGAATATTGCAGAACCTGTTTGTGTTTGTCCATTAAAGACTAAATCGTCACTAGTTACATCTCCAGATAAAGAAAATGTTGTAGGAGAAGTTAATTTTGTAGCAGATCCTGACACATTACCAGTTACTGTTCCAGAAAACGTTCCTGTAAAATTGCCATTAAAAGATTGTGCATATACATTTCTAAATTGGAATGAACTACTTCCAATATCATATGCTAAATTCGAATTAGGAAGTATAGCTACAGAATTCATATCTGCGCCGACATTAATTGCACCAGATGTGCCTGTAGTTGTTCCGCCTACTGTTAAAGTATTTCCTATTGTAGCATTTAATTGAATTGATATGCCACCGCTTGTCTGGATACTAGCACCACCTGGATCAAATGGGCTACCGCTAGTTGTTCCTATGTCGCTAGTACCTTGTACTATCAATCTTCCTGGAACAGGAGCTGAAGGAATACTTCCTATAAATTGTAAAACAGCAGTACCATCGGTAGCAGTGCCACTAGAAAAACTAGGAGCCGATGTCCCAGTTGTACCTGCTGTTATAACTTGATAATAATAATTATTTGATGTAATATAAGAATTTAATGTAACACTTGTATTACTTGTCCATGCAATTGCTTGTGTGCTAGGATCATCTTTAATAGTTGTTCCGCCAATGACATCTAATGTAGATAACGGATTAGTATTATTAGCGCCAACACCTAACCGTGCATTAGCATTTAAATGCAACCCTGTAACAATAATACCCATATTGTTTGTTGCAAATTCAACTGCATTACCATTATTTTTAGAATAAAAAACAGTAGTCGAACCATTGACACCAATGTTGAATCCTAAACCAGCTCCTAAAGTAATACCACCATCGTTTCTTACGTTGATAGGATAATTTGCTACAGATGTTATATCATTTCTTAAAAAGTTTGCCGCGGGAACCGTAGTAGTACCTACTAATAATGCATCAGCTTGTTGTGCAGTACCCCAGAATCTAGTTAAACTACTTGCATTAGTTGAATCAACTGTAGTTAAATTAATACCTTCATTAATTGTAGTGAATCCAAGTATGGCAGATTTAGGAGTAAAAGCATCTTTACTAATAATCATCATTCTGTAACTAGTAGTTGTAGTGATAACACTAGTTGCATATACTGTTGTTACAGTATGGCTAATATTATTAGTATCTATAATAGTTTCTAATATTGGCCCAGATTGTAATCCTGAACTATATTGAGGCCCGACTAATACAAATGCAGATCCGGAGTACAAGTATAATTGACTATTAATAGTGTCAACCCACAAATCACCAGTATTTGAATTAGTAGGTGCTGTACCTGATTTTTTAACACTACCTACAGCGTTCCAGGTACTACCATCATATACATATAACAAATCAATACCAGATGTATTATCAAACCATAATTGACCTTGCACAGGATTAGCTGGTGCAGAACTATTAGCAAAGTTTTCTAATAAATGTAAAAAATCTCCCGCTATAATAGGAGCATATCCTGAATAATTTTTTCCTACATACTGCAAACTAGTGGTGTTATCAACTGCACCATCTTGAATAGTAATAGGTTGTTTATCTGGATTATTAGATTCAGTAAATGTAATAGTATAAGACATTTATTATACTCCTACCAAACCAGTTAAACTTTGAATTCGAACAGTATAATCTATTTGAATTAACCTATTAAGACTTTTTAATACAGGGTGAAAAATAACATGTGTCAATAAAGATGTAGACCCATCTGTATTATAACTCTGCAACCCTAATTCGTCAAATACGTATGCACTTTGACCATTTGATTCTATATCATAAGCACTTTGCCCGCTAGGTTCACCATAATCTAACAAACAAGTTACAAATACATCAGTATAGTTTGTACCAGTTGTATGACGTGTTTCTATAAAATTCCTAGTAGGATCTAAATTATTGCTTGATTCTTGATTTACAACTTTAACGTAGGTTTGATTATATAAACTAGCGTTAGTTCCGCTTGTGTTTGGGGTTAGATAGGTAATAATTCCGGTTGGATCAATACTGGTTCCACCGTTGCCAAATGCCATTTGGTAAACAAAACCATTACCGCTGTCTGCTAGACTTTGTGCAATAGCAATACTCATATTTTCGTAATGAATAGCATTACGTTTATTGATGAAGATTTCTTTAGAAATAGGGTCATAAATCTTAATATGACCTTCAATATGGATTCCTGTTGAGTCTTTAGTCTGCATAATATCTCTCTTTATCTATTATTTATCAGTGTTCATTATCTGATAGTTTAATATGCTCTTGCACCATTATTTTTTCTTGGATAAACTGCGCCGGTTGAATTTCTAAAACCATAATTTAGTTTAGGATATATCGATCCAGTACGTACTAAAGCATATAAAGATGCGCCTATAGGTGGACCCAATCCGGTTACAGGATCCCAGCCCGAGGTACCTGCATACCCATTACTAATTGATCCAGTGTCTTTACCCACAGTTATATCATAAAATACACTTTGATGTGCATAAGCCAAGGTATTCCAATCAACACTTGATCTTTTAACTCCAGTTAATTGCAGGATTCTAGCAAACATACCAGCTAATGTTGGGCAAGCAAGGCTTGTTCCTCCAGCAGCCGCTAATGTTCCGCTTTGATAATAGATATATGCACTCATAGGAGCAGAAATATCTGGTACTCCTCTCATAGTCAACGATGTTGGACTGCCCGTTACTCCGCTAGTAACAGGAGTATAATGTAGTCCAGTTTGCCAGCTAGGCAAGCTAAATGTTGTACTTATTCCGCCGCCGCCGCCCCAACCTGAAGGAAAATTGGAATCTCCATTATCATCTGTTTCTAAAGATCTCACGTTTTGAGCTGTAACATACAAATGTGTACCGCCTACTCCGATTGCATTAGGGCTCGATGCCGGGTAAACTACCGCTTCAGAGGAGCTTCCTTCACTAACTACACTTCCGTAGTCCCCCGATGATGCACAGAAAACAATTTTGTTAGAGGCTAATAAAGCTAGATTTGTTTCATCTGCTGTATATTCAGCACCACCCCAACTCATAGTACATATATGTACTTGATCTGAAATTGCTTGAGCAACCATACTTGAAAGATAATTTCCAATATAGATACTAATATTAGCAAGAGGTGCCATACAAGCTGTACAATATATATCTACAGTATTTTCTCCATCTGAGCCAGTACCAGTGTATGTTCCTGTTTGACCATCTAATAGTACTGTTCTAATTGTAGGAGCCGTTAAATTAGATGATATCAATCCTGCCGTTTGTAAATCTGAAAAAGATTTATTAAGATCACTTTGTTGAAAGCCACCACCAAAACTAAAAATTGCAATTTTTACACCATACCCTGTACTATTAGGAATTCCGTATGCGGCTGCTATGGAAGGAGGAGTTAAATAGGTTGGCAAATAAGAATTTATGCCTTCAGGACTTGCTCCTTCGGGCATTACTAAATCTACCGGAATAAGATTTGATGGTTTAAAGTCCATATTATACTTCCAATTTTAAATATGTAATTGTTACTGTAATTGGGTTTGTCGAACCGCTATTGTTATAAATCTTCAAATACATATTTGTACTAGGTGTTCCATCGGCATTAAATCCAAATACTGCTGGAGTAAAATAAGTAGTAGTTGCAGTTGTTGTAATTGATTCAGCAACTACTCCGCTACCAGGAGTTGGATCTGTGCTAATGTTTCTACTACTATCATTAGATTGAGCTGTGGAACTTGTATAAACTGTTACCCAGGCACCAACACTAGTTTGTATACTGTACAATAGATATCCTTTAGCAGCCGTAACAGTTGCAGTAGCACTAGCGGTATTGGATAAACTTGCTGTCGTAGTTGCTACTGTAGTACGACTACTTAACGAACCAGGGCTTGCTACTAATTGATTACTGCCGTTTAATATAATTGTTGAGCCATCTATTTTAACTCCGCCTAAAACTGTTGTACTTGCTGTTGGCAATGAATATGTATTTGCACCGCTGATAACACCACTACCGTTAATTGTAATAGTGGTACCATCTACTTTGACTCCGCCTAATGTTCCAGTGCTTGCTGTAGGTAATGAATATGATGTAGCACTTATTACTCCGCTTCCGTTAATTGTAATAGATGACCCATCAATTCTTACTCCTCCAAGAATACTAGTAGTCGCTGTTGGAAGAGAATAAGCACTTGCGCTACTAATAACACCACTACCATTAATTGTAATAGTTGTTCCATCTACTTTGACTCCTCCTAGTGTGTTAGTAGTTGCGGGAGAAACACTGATTAAACCGCTAGTTGAAGTAATTGAAGTTCCGTCTACTTTAACTCCTCCGATGATTGTTGTAGATGCTATCGGTAATACAGAACTAATTGTTCCATTATTAATAACAATACTCGATCCATCAACTTTAACTCCACCAAGTACACTAGTAGTTGCAGTAGGTACCACTGAACTAATTACTCCGCCGGTTGAAGTAATTGTAGTACCATCAACTTTAACTCCACCTAATACAATTGCAGTTGCAGATGGTAAAATATATTGAAGTTGATTACTTCCATTTAGAGTGATTGTAGTTCCGTCAATTTTAACTCCGCCGAGTACACTAGTACTTGCAGTTGGTAATGTATAAGGAGTTGTACTACTAATAACTCCAGTTGAAGGATTAATAACAATACTAGATCCATCTACTTTAACTCCGCCTAATGAGCTTGAAGTAGCGATAGGTAAACTATAAGACCCTGGAGTTGCACTAATTACTCCTCCATTAATATTAATTGTTGAGCCGTCTACTTTAACTCCGCCGAGTACGCTAGTACTTGCAGTTGGTAATGAATAAGGTGTAGCACTTATTACACCTGAATTAGTAGTAATAGTAACTCCATCAATTTTAACTCCTCCTAACACCGTTGTTGATGCTAAAGGTATAGAATAGTTAAGTATTGCCGATGCTGGTTGCCAAATTAATGATGATCCATTTGTAGATAAAATATATCCATTATTACCAGCTTGTGATGGCACAATAGAAGAATACAATTCAGAAAAGTTTGCATTTATTTTTGTTCCACCAGTTCTTAAAGTATCCCCGGTACCATCATCTGTTGCTGTACCTAAATTCAATAATTGTTGTGCCATTTTTGATTATCCTCTATCAAATGTTATATTTCCGTTGTCAAACGTACCAAGATCACTATCGAATGTAGATGGTGGATTACTTGATTTTATTATATTATTACCTACTTTGTTATATTCACTATACAAGATTCCCGGAGCTCCGCGTAAAAAGTCAGCGACAACTCCTGTATCATAAAGTATATCAATAGAACTGTCCCATGTAGTGCCTGTATTTTGAATAACAGTTATTTGTGTTCCATTATCTAATACATTTGCTAAAGTAATTTGTGCAGTTGTACCATTAACAGTGAAATCTGCAGGAAATTCAACATCTCCTGCTGGACTATAAGGGCCATTGTTTATATTGAATACACTATAACTATTTTTCTTTAATCTAATATTACCTATAAAGAATTTCCAATTACTGCTATCTGCATAGAATGTAGAACCGCTAGTGTGTGTTGATGTGCATCTATAAGTATATGGGCCAACATTTACTATAGTTCCAACATTATATGTTACACCGCTTGACCAAACTGCTCCATCATTGTATCCACCAACAAATACTTCTATAGTATTTTTAGCAATAGCTGCCGATTCTTGTTGTGTCAATGTAGATTGTTTATATTTCGATCCTGTGACATATTGTCCAGGAATAAACGGTAAGTTAACAATATTAGTTCCATCACTAATAACTTGTGTTATAATTTGATTATCAATATATGGAATAGTTGAACTAGTACCGATATCTTGTACAAAAGTACCAGCAAGATACAATGGACGTAGTCCTGTACCTAGTGTAGCTCGTCTCAATTGACTTAAAATATTTCCGGATACTTGATAATATTCAATCCTTTCTCCGCAGATTTCGATTATTCCAGGTTTAGCATTGTTTGGATTTGGCAAATCAAAATTACTAGCATCTGTTACATGGATTTCAGTATCGCTCCATGTTAAATCTTGTGCTAAGGTAGTTTGTTTATCGGTACTTAATCTCTTATATGTAGTTCTGTTTAACATATCTTTAAATTGCATATAAGAAACACCAGGAAGTAATACGTCACTACTAAATGTAATAATAGATAATACACTACTAGAATTTATCACAACGTCTTTATATAAAGTTAAACTTAAATGATCCGAATTTAATTTATAATCAATGTTCGGAGATAGTAAAGTACCGTTAAGTGTTAACCAAACATACCCTTGATCGATAACATATCTATCTAAAGGTACAATATTACCTGTTAGATTTTTATATTCAAAATATGAAGGAGTGTTAATTACAAGATTAGCAGTTGAACTAATACTAATTTCAGTTCTTTGAATATCTAGAATATCGTGCTGATAGAAACCAATTACTTGTACTAAGTGAGTATTATCATATGCCGTTGTAAAGGTTATCTGTTTTGTTGCAGAGTTATAAGTATAGGATTCTCCTGTTATCACACTGACAACTAATGTTTGTCCTGTATATGCTGAATAAATCTTTTTAGTAATTTTTATCGAGATTCCGCCTAAATCTACTACATAATCAGTTCCTAATTTTAATGGTGTTGTTCCTATTATTACAACAATATCTTTTATATCAACAGAATATGGAACAAACTTAATAGGATCTATGATATAGTTTAAACGATTGCTTCCAATAGTAAAATATACATTGTTAGGTGGTTGCAATATTGATTGGTCAACTCTAACTAGCATGTTTGATTCGTTTGGTAAATTGTTACCAATTTGATTTTGCAATGTATATGTTAGCCCGCCATTAGTTGATACAGTCTCTACTGTAGCAATAGAGAATGTTTTTTCTGTACCGCTGACAATAATATAATTAATAATCTGACCATCTGCTGGAGCAATTGAAAAACGCAACCCAATAGTATCTATGATAGAATAAGTGCTATCAGTTTTAAACAGTATAGGATTTACAACTTCTCCATTTAAATAAACTAAACTAGTAACAGGAGTTGTCCATTCTATGTTTGTTACAAATTCAGTTGTTAATCCATCACCTATAAAGTAATCAATACCTAAGATATTTTTTCCGTTGTACCCTATACTAAACAAACTAAGTTGCTCATTAGCAGGAGGTATTGAATTTAAAATTACAGATTGCGTATTATAATTTATAGTATAATCTGTGTTTAAAGTTTTAATATTACCGTTAAGTTTAACAATGACTGCACCAGAACTATTAAGAATTTGACTCAAAGAATACGATGCAGAAACTCCATTAGTAATGTAGTTGTCAACTTTAATATTTGCAGATCCAGTATGAGGAGTGTCAAACACTTTAATAGCCACAGTATCAACTACTTGCCCTGGTACTACTTCTTCTGGCGCTCCACTTGTATCCGGTGTTACAAAATCATCACCGTCAACAATAATATCATCTGCTAATAACCCTGTAGCGGTAGCATAAACTCCATTTAATTGACTAGTATTGCCACCACTTAAAGAAGTATCATAATCAGAATCTGCAGGCAAGATAGAACCATCGCTAGTAATTTGTCTTATAACAAATTCATCGCCTTTATTTACAGTATATGTGTTTGGAATGGTAAATGTAGTATTAACACCGTCAGCTAAGAATGTATTCACAATAGAATTAGAATTATAAACAGGAATTAACAAAGTTTCTGAAGATAATATATTTTCAGCAATTGGCTGTAACGACATTGAGCCCAATGTAATTGTTGGATTAATTGTTGTTACTGAGCCGCCTGTCAAATAATTTATTACCGTAGAGATATTGTTAGAAAGTGCTGTACCTGCTAACGAACCATTTATTAAAGAACTATTTTCATATTGTAAAAATTGTGTCTGTAAAGGCGTAACTGTAATATTAGAAATAATATCTTGTACTAATGTATTAATATGGTTGTATATATTAGTATCGAATGTATTCAAATCCGCTGTATCCAGATCTATCAAATAAGTATTTCCGTATACTTCGGCTGTTAATAATGATTGACTATTTCCACCATATAACAAATTATAAATTAAAGATTCAACTGTATATTGAATTTGTGTTTGGAAAGCGCTGATACTAGTACTGTATCCGGAATAATTTGCTTTAATATACGCAACCATTTCTGCTTGAATAAAAGGTATATTGTCATTCAATAAAATTGCGGCATTAGTAATTCCTCCATTAGGAGATTGGAATGTATATGTTCCATTTTCATAATATTCTACGACTTCTATATTAATTTGAGCCGCAACATATCCATTATGTAGGGTTACATTTAATACTGTAGCTATTCCTGATATGCCTGGGCCAGTTACTGTCCAGTTTGTTGTCACTTGTGTAGCGTTAACATTTGCTACTGGCAAATATACATAATAGCCTAATGTTCCAATAGTAACATCTGGTGCAGTATATGTAATTACTACAGGTGTACCGTATGGCGAAGGATATATTGGCGTTGGCACAACTCCACCGCTAACAATTGTTGTTATAATATTTGCATAATTATTAATCAATGATACAGCAGATGCGTTTGAAGATACTAAAGATAACTCTGTAATATTGCTAACAAGATTATTAATTGCTAAAATAGTTTCAGCTGAACGATAATTGCGTACAGTAGAATATATTAAAATTGAATTACCTGTTTGGATACTTTGATAATTGCTTCCAAACAAAGAATCATACGTCACTGATGAAATTATTAAAGAAATAAATTGTTGATAGATATTATAATTAGGATCATCTAATCTTATAGGATTTAATTTTCCTGTAATAGTAATATTTGTACCTACAATAATATTTGAATTAGTAAAACTAATTAAATTAATATCACTTGTATTAGGAATTACATAATCTACAAATTGAGTTAAAGTTCTAGTAAATGTTACACTACTACCAGCTGTAATTGCATTATATAAAATATAATTTAGCGTGATTGTTGTAGCATTTACAATACTTAATACAGTTGTTCCTTCTACAAATAAACTGGTACCAGTTTGAGAAACACTATCTCCTTCTTTAATTCCAGCTGTACTAGTAAGATGTAATGTTGAACTACCGACAACATTAGATGATCCTGTAGTTGTTGTACTCCAAGATGCACTAACAACTGGCGATACATCAGAAACATTAAATTGGAATTTTGTTGTCGACAAACTTTCCACTGTATAGCTATTTGTGTACGTTTGATTTTTGTAAATTGTTAGTTGAGTGCCTGCCAAAGGAGTATATGGCAATGTAAACGAATGTGTATTTGCCGCTACTACTACAGAATAGTCTGTATAGTTTGAATCATAAGAATCCCAGCCTGAAGAATAATAAGGAACACTATCCCAACCGTTAGATTCGACAAAATTCATTCCGCTGACTATTACTCCGCCATAATCGATACCAGTTAGTAATTGTGAAATATCTTTTCCTAACATACCTGCTGTAGGATTATAATAGTATTGTATTCTATCTGTCGCATTTAAAAGAGTTTGATCGATGTTATATGTAACAGAAATGGCTGCATTTATTCCTGGTGGGCTTATAAATGTTATATTTCCAGCATATTGCGTATACCCATTTAGTTTTGAACTGGTGATATTTAATACATAACTATCTCTCAAAGCTAAAGTATTATTAATAGTAACAGTACTTTGTCCTATACGTACATCAGGTGCCCATGTTAGTGGAAACTGCACACGATTTGACGTTCCGGTAAATGTTTCCGTTTTTTGTAACTGGGTAATATAATATGTTTGATTGATTCTATCAAACTTCATACCTACTAGTGTCGATCTAACAACGCTATCACCAATAATTGCAACTGCTGTTGCGGCAACACCACCTTCAGCTAATCCACCTTGTATTGTAACTGTAGGTGCTGAAAGATATCCGCTGCCTGGTGTTAATAAAATAATTCTATTTACTGAACCATTAGTAATAAATGCTTTAGCAGTAGCTCCAGTTCCGCCACCTCCTGATATTACAACAGTAGGAATAGTTGCATAATTAAACCCATTACTAGTTAATATAATTTCTGTTATTTCAAAACCTACATCTTTGAACCAATTTTTCCAAGGAGCAACATTTATATTTGGATCTGAAGTAACTATTTTATCATTCACAACGTAAGCATGCAATACTGTCATGCTACCATTTTCATATATTGGTTGCAAATCAAAATCTGTAATCGGTAGTTGAGATACATCTAAATTAGTGTAGTTGTCTACATATTCTCTAACTTTAGTTCTATAAGGTTTAACTTCGTTAACATAATCTTGGAAATTGCTGAGATTATCAGGCTGATATGTCACTGGTTGATTTAAAGAACCAACGCTATGTTCTGCTTTAACAAAACTAGTTTTAAAGATCCAATCAACATAAGGTTGTTCTTTATGAACATATCTTACACTATCAAAGAATAAATCTAAATATGAACCTGTTAAAGTGTTTATAAAAATATTATTTTGTAATGCATTAAGTATAATTCTTAATTCAACTGCGGCGTACAAATCAAAGCCATCTGCATCATATATGATATTATCATAGCCTAGATTTGTTCCGGCCATTTTATACAAATTACTACTTAATTGGATAGTTCCATTTTGCAACCCTACTGTAGCATAAGATTGTGTCCAATCCACCGATACTGTATTAGAATATTTGTATAATAATGACCATCCACCGGATCCTGTTGTTCTTATTTTAACAGTTTCACCAATTGAAACAGATATATTGTTTAAATCTGAAAGTGTTGCAACAGAAAAATCTGGTGCGGTAAACTGCGTGGCTATAAATAATACTTTATTCGAAGTCGGATCTGTGTAAGATCCATACCAATCTGCATAATTCCAGAATTTTCTAACATCATAACTTTGGGTTAGTGTTCTACTCCATATCTTGTATACAGGATCATAAGAATATATACTCCAATTGCCATCTGCACCACTATCGCTAGTTACTAATACACTATAATTTCTAACTGTAAATGTTGTATCAACATCATATCCGATACCAGATGATATAACATCAACTCCTGTGATTTGACCTTTAGAATTAATAATTGCTCGTAATATTGCTCCGGTGCCCGATCCATGAACTTCTATATAAGGAGCAACTAAGTATCCTTTACCTGAAGAAGAGATAGTGGCTCCTATAATTCGACCGCTGCCGATTACTGGAGTTATAACAGGTATTGAATAATTTGCAATATTTGAATAAGGTAATTCTGCATCCGTAGAAATTGTGCTATCGTACATGCCTAATACTGCATTTGGAATAGGATCGTAACTTTCTAAGGACGATAAATTACTATTTTCAACTATTTGATTTTGTAATAGAGTTTGATTAGCAATATCTACAAATTCTTTCAATGCTTCAAATCTGTTTATAAACATTCCTTGACGTGGGCGATTTTCAATACCGTAACGCAGTTTAAGAGGCAGTGCAGGATCAGGTACTACGCGGCCTTGTTCATCGACTCCGCAAAGACTATCAATCCATTTTTGTAAAATATTTTTTGGTATAATTGTTGTAGGATCATCACTTATAATTTTCCAATGTCTATGAACATTTTGGTCCACATTATCGATTAACCAATAATTTACACTTAGTACTAACTGCGTATCTTGTAAAAATTGTTTTGCATTAACTAAACTAAATGTGCTTTCACTAGTCAATGCAAGATATGTATAATTTTGACCTCTTGGATTTGCAATAAGATTAGAAACATCTAACGCATCCATATGTCTTCCTGGAACATTTGGAATATATTTTTTGTTTTTAACCCAGAAATAATATGTTTTAGTGAATTTATTTGTTACACTATTAAAAACTTGGCTAACACTATACGCATTATTACCGTATATACTAGTTCCACTTATACCTTGAGCTAATCCTGTAGGAGTATCTGCTAATAAATCCCACGCGGAAGGAAGTCCACTATACGATACCCATTCGTAAATGTCAATACTAGCTCCTGTAGCTAATGTATTCCAATTTGAATTACGATATATTACATCATCAACATAAACATTTAAGAATTTTGCTGTTCTTAAATCCCACCATAGTTGTCCTAACTGTGCAGTAGTCCAAGATGCATTAGCATTTACATTAACTGTAATAGTAGCGTCCGGGGCAATATAAGTATATACCGCTGGATCATAGAACGCTTTATAAGTTATTTCCTCATCTGCTGGGCCTGGTATTTTTCCTTGGGCAGGATCAATAAAATCAATATATTGAATTAGTTCGCCATCAATTCTATTGTATAAAAATGCTTTTTTAATCTTAGTTACATCAGGAATAGTCGATTTTGATCGCATCTTTGTCCAAGAATATGATCCTGGAGATTTTTCATAATCAAATATAAGACCAGATTGTAATCCTCTATCTACACCATTAGGAGCTCCTACTAAAATATGGTTAGCTCCTACTGCAAAACCTGTTCCATAACCATCTAATACGCCAGATTCGCTAGTAACAAGTGCCGCAGTTCCAGTACCAATAGCACCGCCAGTGGCAACAAATTGTACACCTACTTTATTTGCTGAAGCGCCAATCGTAGTAAAATCTGTAGTTCCTAATGTAAGGATATCATACGTATTACCTGGAATAAGAAGAGCAGACGATACTACTGGGTTCACTTTTGTTAAACTTTCACTATATACCCACTGAGTTGCATATCGATCGTATACATCAATGCGTCCACTATTTGTTTGAGTTACTGAAAATACTGTTGAATTTTTGTCAAAAGTTGTTTTATTACTATCAAATGTTGTAGTTACATTTGTATCACCGTATTCACTATACACTACAAGTGTGTTGTAATCATTCATGAAAGAAATCTTACGGCCAAAATGTCCATTAATTTCAGGCTGATGTAATGCTAAAGTTTGATACTGTACATATTGCCCTACAGAATTTAAAGAATAAATTGTAACAGAACCTTGTCCTTTTATTTGTGAGGTACTTGCAGTATCATCAGCGATAGCAATATATGTACCAGTACCCGATAATGCTAGTTGAATATTACTATCAACTGTTGTAATTATTTGTGGAGTTTCAAATCCATTTCCGGTGTTAGTATAAATGTTAACTGTTGCATTTGATAACCCGTTAGTTGCACTAATAGCTAATGTAGTTTGATCTGCACTTAGCGCTATACTATATCCAAATCCTTGATTAATAGTTCCAGTAAAGATTTGTGACCAATTATATCCCCATCCGGCTATAGCAAAACTTAATACGCCCGATGGAGTTGAATCTGGTGTACCACTTAATGTCAATGTAGTTGAATTAACAACTTCTACAACAGTTTGACCACTTGTGAACCCATTTCCTATTACAACCATTCCTGCACGTATTCCAGAAGTGCTAGACAATACAAGTGTAGATTCTTCACTACCAGAAGGATTATAAGCATAAGTTTCTTGTACAACAGTACTATAGGTAATATTATAAACTCTTCCAGCATTATTACTATAACCTGGAGCAGAAATATACAAATTATTATCGCCACCAAATATTAAACTTGAACCAAAGTTTTCGTTTGCGCTCGGCAATGGGCTAAGAATAGTATCTACTAAAGAATATATATTGTTGTAATCTTTCTTATAAAGACTTACTACACCTTGACCTGATGGGCCAGTTATCGTTGAGAAATAATTTGTAACATAAGTCCACAACGGAGTTCCAGTAAGCGGGTCTACTGCAACATCTGGAGTTAGTTGAGCTTGTTGGGTGGCTACCATTGTTCCGTAAGCAGTAACTAACGGAACATACGATGAACTTCCTGCGGTAGCACTTATTTGAAAATGATTTGAATCTATAATATTAGCAATATAATAAGTATTTCCTGCTATCAATCCACTTATTGATCCTACATTTGAAGTTGTTATCTTTCCTGGATATAATAAAACTCCTGTAGCGTTACTTGCAAAACTAACAGAGCTAGTCGTACAACTAATTACTGTATAAGTTCCATTATAAGCTGTAGGAATTACTTCTGATACAGTAATTGTTTGTCCTGTTAAGAATGGAGGAACTAACTGTGTTGGAAAATTAATTTTTGCTATTGCGCCGGAACCGTTTGCACCAGTAACTTGTAGATCTCCAAATACATCTCCAGAAAAGATAATTTCATATCCTGCCCCTAATTCACTGGTATCAGTTGTTGTTAGTGCGTATTGATATGTAGTTCCAGAAGAAACATAAGTCGATAAAGTGCTGGTTATTAATAAATTAATTGATCTATAAATCTGTTTGTTTGCTTTATATACATTATTTTTAAACACTACAAGAGTATGTAATGGATAATCTGTATTATTATCCCAAGTACCGTAATCATTAACTGGAAGATAATATAGATTTCCCCAATAATTTGGATTAGAAGTAGGTGTAGTATTTGTCGGAACTACAGATAACGCTTCGTAATATTTTGTAATACTTCCAGAAATGACCGAAACAATTGTGCCTGGACCATAAACATTAGAAGAATTATATGTACCTAAATAAGAAGTTACAGCAGATCCAGCTAGAGGACTTCCTGATGCCATCCATTCACCGTCATAACTAATTGCTACTGTAGATGCAATAGTGTTAAGAGGATTAATATTGTTTTGTAGTACAATAAGATAAGTGTTACCAGAAAGAGTAGTTGTTGCTTCTTGGCCAAGTACCATGCTGACACCTGGTGTTACCGTTGTTATAATAGTATTATAAGGAATTCCTGGGCCAGATATAATACCGCCAACCCAACTCGATTGTGCGGCGGCACATGCAACTATATTACTGTTTACTGTTGTGTTTAATGTAGTTGTTACTAACGAATTTGTAGCAATAAACGGTGGAGTTAGTACCTGACGTTGTGTCCAGGCTACTGAAATTCCAATTTTATCGTATATAATTACTTGCCCGAATGAAGTAGTTACGGCTGCCAATGTTCCTTGATTATTAACTGCAATAGACGAGCCGAATTTTAATTCTGATTGTGGAGCATTGTTAGGTATATTACTTATTTGATATACTGAAGAATATTTCCATACGGCCCAACTATCGTCGGTTGGTAAAGTGCTATCTGCCCATACTAATTCATTAGGAAGGGTAGTTTTTGTAATTACAGAATCAAGGGCATCGATAGAAGACACACGTTGAGGAGTCATTCCAAATACTACTAATTTTTCGCATAATGCTGGAGTAAATGGCTGTGGAAAATTATTAATAGTTGCCGATAATGTTATTACATTTAATTCTATATCAGTAACTAAAAAGAATCCTTGCAAGGCAGAAACTTGTGTAAGTCCAACATAAGATCCTTTAGTAATATTTTTAACTATATTAGTTGCTGTAATTTTTAATGATCCGCTTGAATATGTAACACTATTAATTTGTAAATGTAAATCTGTATAGCGATATATATTCCAAAAAGCAGGAGCACTATCAAATGTTATCCAAACGTATGCACCTTCATAAAAAGTTGTAATATCCTGGCTAGTAATTTGCGATAATGATCCTAGCGAAATAAAAATATCTGCAGAATTTACATATCCTGCGTCTCTCAAAAATGGATTATAGTTTGTTAATAACGGCCAAGGCTTACTATTATATCCGACTGGTTTTAAATATACATCATTAGGAGTTTGTTGAATAATAAACGTGCCCTTAAAGGAAGGATCAACTACTGTCGATAAACTAAAACCTTGAGGATTAGAAATAAACTGTTGTTCATCTAATATAAATTCAATTTCTCGAAATGCGCTTGCGGCGCCATATTGTCCAACACGAACTGCCCATTCTTCATAGAATGTTAAACTTTCAGAATTATCTTCTGTGAGTACACCAAATAAATGATTTAATGCATTTTGTGTACCTTTATCTCTAATCATTCCTTGATAGAATTTAAATTCACTAACAGAATCTTGTATAATATTATCTAGATATTGACGTTTCTGGTATCCAATTAAATGATGAGCCTGAGTTTGTTGATCGGAATTAAATCCGTCAACATCTGTACTATAAAAATCTAAAAATTGTGTAGCACTATTTGTCCAATTGGGCAATATCTTAGGAACAGGTTTACTATCTAATTTTGTCCAATTATAAGAATCAAACAACGGTACACCTGGAAGGAAGGAATTTGCACTATAGTAATTTCCTTGATTTAATACAATATCTCCAAGATTATAATCTTGGAATGGTTCCCATGCTTGTATTATAGCTCTGTCGTATATAAATCCAGGAATATCAAAACCGCCATACCACCCTTCGCTAACATACGCAGATATTTTTAATCTTTCTTGTCTATATCCACTAGTAGGATTATAAATTATATCATTAAAAATTGTTGTGTTGTTCAACAAAACAACATGTTCATTTTGTATCAAGTAAAAACTTGCACCATAGATACCATCATGATTTGTAGTAGTATAACTTACGACATTTCCATTTCTATAAGAATTTAAAAATGTTGGTTGAATCGGTGTACCATCAACTTTTACAATCTCATAATCATAAAATGGATTAGAAATATCATCTACTACTGTAAGATTTGTACCAAATATTAATCGATTAGCACCTGGGCTCAAACTAATAACGCTACTGCCAATTTCACTTAGTCCGTCTAACTTAGAATATTTTAATGGATCAAATATATCACTGGCCGCAAGATTAAACAATGCGCTGTAATAATCTCCGTTGTATCTTACAATACTTCCGTAGGTAACAGGTTGATTAGGAATCCAATCACTCCATTTGTTTTGTCCGGCTGACCAGTTTTGAGTTGTCCAAAATAAAAATTCATTTACACTAGTAGTCCAGTTTGCCACAGATCCTAAATTATTATTAAAATCGTCAAATATAAATCCTTGAGTTTCTAAATATTTTCCGTAGCCTAATAAAAAGTCAACAACTGCCTGTATGGTAGTAAATTGTGTAGAATAAGGAACTAAAATAGGAGAAGAAGTATCCCAAGATGTTCTGAGATTTGCTTGAACTCCTCCAGTTATTGGTAACCCATTTAATGCCGCAAATAACGTTGTATCAAATGTTGTACCAGCAGTAGTTGTAGCAGTAGATCTATAATATGATCCTTGATATTGTACTATAGAACCTGCAATATATTGTTGATTAGGAGTCCATTGGCTATAACTTTCGCTAATTCCACCAATGTTTATAATTTGTCCAGTCTGGGTATAAGGAAAATAATAAAAATAAGGTTCTGTTTTACTATATCCTTTAACTTCATATCCTGAATTTAATCTTGTAACAATAACTCCACTATAAGTTATTTTTTT